AGTTCTGGGTGCGCTTTGCCGAGAAGTACGGCTCACCGTGGGTCATTGGCAAGCATCCGCGCGGGACAGCGCAGGGCGAGATTGACCTGCTGCTGGATTCCATGGGTGCCACTCAACAGGTCATTCTGACCACCACCGTGACGGCAAGTGCAGCGCTGACCCAGCAGCGCTTTGTCGGTGCCGATAACGCCCCCTGTCAGGCCGGAGCCGTCGCGCTCGGCGTGGCAGAGGTGGACGCCGCAGCCGGTGATGTAACGCCGGTCAACGTACTGGGTATTGTTGCCGTCGAAGCGGGTGCTGCGATTGCCAGAGGACTTAACGTTCAGTCGGATGCCAATGCCTGCGCCGTTCCTCAGACAGCCGCCACGGAAGATGCCCCTGCGGGGATTTCAGCCGGGATTGCGCTGGATGAGGCGCTGGCCGAAGGCGACGTTATCCGCATCCTGCGCGGGGTGTGACATGTACTGCACCCTGGCGGATTTACAGGATCAAGTGCCTGAGTCAACGCTGATTCAGCTCACTAACGAGGTCGTGGATTTTGACACGCCCGCCACGGTGAATGTGACGGTTGTGGACAGCTGTATTCGCTACGCCGGGGAGTTGATTGATGCCCATCTGCGTGGCCGCTATACCCTGCCGCTGGCAGAAGTGCCTACCGTTCTGCGGGATATTGCCATCACGCTGGTGCGTTACCGCCTGTATGTCCGTCGTCCTGAAGGTGATCTGCCTGACACCGTCAAGGACGACAACAAAGAGGCCAGGCGTCAGCTTGAGGCTATCCGCGACGGGAAACTGACGCTGGGGTTGCAGTCCACTCAGAAGGATGTGCCTGAGTCCGGTGAAATCCGGGCACGGGCACGCCGCCCCACCTTTGGCGGGCGCGACGGCTTACTGGAGAAGTACTGATGAACGTTCTGCCCGTCCTCGATGCTGTACTGGCCCGGTTACGCGAGAAGCTGCCGCAACTACAGGTGGAGTACTTCCCGGAGAAGCCATCTGAATATCGTCTCAATCATCCGGTTGGGGCACTGCTGCTGAGCTATGCCGCGTCACGCTTCGACAAGCCCGATGATATTGGTGCGGTGATCCAGCCCCAGACGGTTCAGCTCTGCGTCACGGTGGTCTTCCGCCAGCTTAACGGTAAAAGAGGCGCAATTGACGTTCTGGATGCTGTCCGCCGCATTCTCGGTGGCTACACGCCGCCGAACTGCCGCCGTCGTATCTGGCTGACCCGTGAGGTGTTTATCGGGGAGGTCAAGGGGCTGTGGCAGTACGCCCTCGACTTCGCCACTGAAACCGTCTTTATCGAAGATAGCGATTTACCCTCCGGCCCGCTGTTAACCGAAGTGAACTATGAGGAAAGCGAGTGATGAAAAAATACCGCTATTCCGGCCCGGCCAGCGGCGTCACGCTGTCGGACGGAACCGAAATCCTGCTCTGGCCAGGGAAGAATGTCTCCCTGCCAGAGCAGCATGGCAAAAGCGTTGCCTGGTATGGCCAAAGCCTTTGCAGCCCGTGGGATTTACGGTAAGGAGGCGATTACCCAGATTGTTGCCAGTCTTGAAGTCGGCAAAGGCAGCGGCTCCGCTGAAGAGGCTGTAACCAATATGTCCAACTGGCTGGCCGCTATGGGGCGCGGAGATACCATCGGGAAGTACGCAAAAGCTGGGGTGGATTATCAGGGTTCGATGCAGAACTATGTCGCCCAGGGATTTTCCCAGTACGAAGCTTCTCTCATGATTGCTAACCGTTTTGTTGACGGTAAAGGTAAAGCGTTTTTACAACAGTGGAAAGCTGCAGGCTCAAGAGGCGATCAGGAGGGCCAACAGAAGCTGATGGAATCCTTTGGGCTGGCGGAAGTCTTTACTGATATTCAGACCGTGAACCATCTGCTGGCAATGCGTCAGGGCTGGGATAAATATCAGTCCAATAAAAAGGAAATGAACACGCCAGCTGCAATGTCCACGCTGGATAAGGATGCCGCAAAGCAGAATGATACGCTTGAAGGCCGCTGGCGCAGAACGCAGATTGGTTTTAATGACTCAGCCATCAGCATCGGGCAATCCTTACGCCCAGCGTTGGTTCAGTTGGGGGAAACCTTCATCCCCTTAATGAACAGCGTTGGCAAATGGATTGCGGCGCATCCACAGCTGGTCAGCGGTACTATCAAAGTGGTCGGCGCATTGCTCGCATTTAAGATGGCCACCATCGGCCTTAAGCTGGGGCTGAACCTGTTGTTCTCTCCCTTAACCAGCGTCTGGAAAAACGTCATTTTATTGCGAACCAACTGGCTGCGTCTGAACGTTGCTCTGGCTGAAGGTGGCAAACTCCGCTGGCTGGTGACCGGCTTCAGCTCGGTTGCGAAGGGAGCTGCAACGCTGGGCCGCGTGCTGTCTGGTAGCCTCGTTCGCGGCATCATGCTCGCCGGACGTGCCGTTCTCTTTATTGGCCGTGCGCTGCTGATGAATCCCATCGGTCTGGCCATCACCGCCGTCGCGGCAGCGGCTTACCTTATCTACCGCAACTGGGGCGCGGTGAGCGGCTGGTTTAAGCAGCGCTGGGCTGACATTAAAACGGCGTTTAACGGCGGTATTGTGGGGATTGGTAAGCTACTGATTAACTGGTCGCCGATGGGCCTGCTCTATAAAGCTTTTGCGGCCGCGCTGAAATATCTCGGCGTTGATCTGCCAGCAAAGTTCACTGACTTCGGTGGCCATCTTATCGACGGCCTGATTAACGGCATCAAAAATAAATGGGAATCGCTCAAAACCACTGTTACCGATATGGGCGACAGCGTCGGCGGCTGGTTTAAAGAAAAGCTGGGTATTCACTCGCCGAGCCGGGTGTTTATGGGCTTTGGTGACAATATCGCGCAGGGTGCCGCTATTGGCCTGCAGCGAACCACTCCGCTTGCGGCGCTCGCCGGGCAGAAGCTGGCAGAAGAGATGACGCCTGACGTTCCCCGTCTGCCGTCACCTGAGATTATGGCCGCAGGGTATACTGGCCGGGGTGCAGGTGCTGCTGCCGGAAGTGGTGCGTCAGGCGGTATACAGGTCAATTTTAATCCCCAGTTCTACCTTAACGGCAAAGAGGCCTCGACGCCTGCCGGGTTAACCGGTGCGCTGAATATGAGCGTGCATGAGCTTGAGAAAATGCTGGAACGCCTGCTGGCACAGCAACAACGCCGGAGGTACAGCTGATGTTTGCGGTTCTGGGTGATATTGAATTCGAACTGATTACCTACTGGGACGGCTTCGAGGCGACGTTCGGTGTTGATTACGCCGAGCATGCCCGTATCGAGGGCAAACCCGGCCTGCAGTTCATCGGCGACAAGCTGGACGAGATCCAGATAAGCCTGGTCTTTCACCAGCACTATTGCGTGCCCGACGTCGAGCTGGCGCGTCTGCGAACGGCGATGAAAGCCCATCAGGCACTGGCGATGGTGTTTGGTAACGGTGACTATCGCGGCTGGTTTGTGATTACCGATGTGACCGCAACCAGTGAGCAGACCGACAGCACCGGCAACGTGCTGGCGGTCAACGCTACTGCATCGCTCCGGGAGTACATCGGTGACCCTAAAAACCCACTGAAGCCACCTGCTATCCGTACACAGGTACCGGGCACCGGCGCGGTATCTGCTGCGGTTCCGTCGCCTTCCGGTGTGGCGCAGTACGTCCGCGACGGCGTCAACTATGCAAAACAGGCGCAATCTGCGCTCCAGACCACCATCAGCGCGGTGCGTATTGCCCAGAAAATGAAGGATAACCCCACCGTCGCACTGACCCGCGTGCCGGGGTTGCTGAGCGGTCTTGGCAATATCTCCGGTTCGCTGGGGAGCAGCGTTCCTGCGTTCAATGCACTGGCCGATTCCATGCCGGATGCCATCAGTCTGGCGCGGGCCACCAGTGAGGCCGCCTCGTATGTTAAGCAGGCGCAGTCTTCGCTGAACGGCGTCGACGGCAGCAATATTGCGGCGGCGCTGGATGCGGTTTCCGGTCAGCTGAACTCCGCCAGTACCACCTTTACCCGCATGTCGCCGGGATTAAGCACCATGGCAGCCAGCATTCTGGCGAGGAGCGTGTGATGTTTCTTGAGCATGTCACCCGTGAGGGGGAACGCTGGGATTCTCTGGCATGGCAGTACTACGGTGACCCGATGGGCTATCCCCGGATTATTGCCGCTAACCCGCACGTGGCCATCACGCCAGTGCTTCCCTCCGGGCTGCTGTTGCTTATCCCGGTCATTGAGGCTGAAGAAGCCACGACAGAAGAGGATACCCCGCCATGGCTGAGGTAAGCAGCACGCAGGCATCATCTGCCCTGACCGGCGTCAGCGATGTACTGTCGCCGGTGTTCACCCTCTGGTATCTGAAAAAGAATATCACCAGCGATATTACCCCCTACGTCACCCGCATTACTTACAGCGATAACATCAAAAATGAGTCCGACACCATTGAGGTGGAACTTGATGACACCGATGGCCGCTGGCTGGATGCGTGGTATCCGGGCAAAGGCGACACACTGACCCTGAAGGTCGGCTACCAGGGGGAGAAGCTGTTGTCCTGCGGCACCTTCTCTATTGACGAGATAGAGGTCAGTTCGCCCGCGTCCGTGGTCTCCATCCGGGGCGTGGCTACTTCGGTCAACAGCGCATTAAGGACGAAATCAAGTAGGGGTTTTGAGAGCACAACGCTTGCGGCCATTGCCGGGCGCATTGCCAAAAAGCATCAGCTGAAACTGGTGGGCAGCATTGAGGTCATCAAAATTGACCGGGTGACGCAGTACGCCGAGACCGACGTGGCCTTCCTGCACCGCCTCGCCAGTGAGTATGGGTATGTGGTGAAGATTGTCAGCGATCAGCTGATATTTTCGCATCTGGCCACACTTCGCAGTCAGGAGCCGATTAAGCAGCTGAAGCCGCAGGATGTGGCCCGTTACTCGCTGCGCGACACCATCAACCGCGTCTACAAATCCGCAAGGGTCAAGCATCAGAAGAGCAGCACGAAAAAACTGATTGTGTATGAGGCTGATGGCGGAACCAGTGAGAGCGGCAAGCAGCTCAAAGGCGGCAAGGTCACTAGCGCCGACAGGCTGCAGGTCAACAGCCGTGTCAGTGACCCGGACAGCGCCCGCATTAAGGCCGATTCCGCCCTGGCTCGCCACAATGAATACCAGCAAAGCGGCTCCCTGACCCTGATGGGGGTATCTCAGCTGATAGCGGGCAATAAAATTGATCTGTCCGACTTTGGCCAGCTGTCCGGGCCGTGGCTGATAACCACCGCCCGCCACACCCTCGACCGAAACAGCGGCTACGTGACCGAGCTGGACGTCGCGCGCGGGCCTGTGACACGGGGCAAGGCGAAGAAAGGCAACAAAACCGGCAAGCCCCAGACGCTCACCGTCTACAAGCCGGACGGCAGTACATCCACGGTAATAAAGGAGAAGAAAAAATGACAGGCGTAACCCTGCAGACCGGCACAGTCAGTGCCGTAGATGCCGTTGGCGTGAAGGCCCGCGTCAGGCTGCCGGAGTGCGACAATATGCGCACCAACTGGCTGGACGTACTGCAGCGTAATACCCAGAACAACAAGGATTACTGGCTCCCGGATGTGGGCGAACAGGTCAAGGTGCTGCTGGATGAGAATGGCGAGGATGGTGTGATTCTCGGCGCAGTCTATTCTGACGTTGATAAACCATCGTTCAGCGACAAAGACGTGCGCGGCACTCGATATAATGATGAAGCTAGCTTCAGCTACAACCGGGCCACTCATACGCTAACGATCAACGGCGGTATTGAGCATATCGTGATATCTGTGGCCACTAACGTTTCTCTGACGACAAAAAACGTCAGCGTGACGGCAGAGAGCACAGCAATTGAGGGCAATGTGCAGATAACGGGTAACGTTGCTATCACTGGCAATGTCCAGGCTACAGGCGATATCCTCGCTGGCGGAAAAAACTCTAACCACCATTCACATTAATTGTGACTAAAGAAAAGGCCGCATTGCGCGGCCTCATCAACAAGATTCAGAGAGGTCTTTCAAAATCAAATATATCTTTTAGATACAGACCGTCACTCTCATCAAGCGGAATTTGTTTACCCGTTGTAAGTGTTATCGTGAATCTGCCACTGACGGGTTCCCAGCGAGCTTCAACAATGTGATCAGGGTTAATAAAATGATTTTTGTTCGTCAGCTGAAACATTTTTTTCTTCATAAAAACTCCTTTTTAAAATGCATG